TGGCAGAGCAGGATTCTTTATGGGCGGTCCGGCATTAGAGGGCCAAGCATTATCTATTTACAACTCTATGAATGCGTATGGTTTTAGTGATCAAGAAATTGCAAATGCATTACAGGAGCGTGGATTGTATACACCAGGTGGTTCAACACCCGATGCTCCAGATACAGCTGGTGCACAATTATATAATGATAGAGGCTCTACTCCTATAGGAGCACCTAGTTCGTTAGTTTCTGATTTTAAAACAGCAACACAAGAAAGACAAAACAGATTAACTAATCCAAATAAAGCTACAGAGTTTTTTAATAAATTTACTGGCGGTGGACAAAGAGACATTGGCGATATGATTAGAAGTGGTCAAGTAGATCAGAGAAAATTAGCAGGCATTCCTACAGTTGGAAATATTATTGGTAGGGCATTACCAGATAAATATTATGATATGTCTTTAGGAGATCAAGTGTTTACTCAATCACAAATGGGTTATACAGGTCCAACTGTGTTTGGAGAAAATTTAGGTAATCAAGATCCGTTTGGTTTAAATGTTAGATCGGGTTTTGGTAATTATGCAGAAGCAGTTGGAGAAGATTTTGCTAGTTTAAGAGAAAGTTTAACAGGAAGATTAGCAGATAAATATGGTGTCGAGTTTGACGAAGAGACAGGAATGTTTACAGGAAAAAATGCAGAACTTGCAAATAAAATGACGAATATGATGAGAACTAAATTTAATTTTAGAAAAGATCAACTCGCTGCTAAAAATAGATTAGATGCACAAATTAAAGCTGCAGAAAAACAAAGACAAGAAGCAAAAAGAATACAAGACGAATTAGCAGCGGCCGCAGCAGCAAAAGACAGAGCCGCAGCTTTAGCAGCAATTCAAAAACAAGGACAAGCAGATTATAATCCTAATATACACGGAGCAACTAATTACGGACGAGATAGTCAAGGTAATCAATCTTTTGATTTTGGAGGAGGATTTGGTATTGGTTCAGATGGTGGTCCAGTAAGTAATAGAACTGGTAGAGGAAGAACAGGATATTCAGAAGGCGGCCTCGCTACGATGTTCAAGCCTAGGAGGCGATAGTGGCCGTATTATCTAAAGATCAAGAACAAGCAATAAAAAGATATCTTAAAAATCCTGACAACTACATAGAGTATGATGGTGTTAGAATTGTAGACCAAACAGAGTTTGGAAGATTCATAGCAAAACTTTTTAACTTACCTGACAAGGTTTCCGACAAGCCAGGTATGAATAAAGTTGGTTATCTAAAAAAACAAAACGCAGAACTGTTTGATGGTTACGAACTTAGAAAAGGAAATATTTTTAAAAGAGACAAACCTTTAATACAAGCTTTAAAAAATGATCCTGTATTTAGAGACGAAGTTAATAAAAAATTAAAAGCCTTAAAGAAAAAAGATTTTTTTGATTTAACTAAAGATCAACAAAATACAATTGTTAAAACTACGGAAAAAGTTAAAAGAGATTTAAAGGTATTACCTAAAAATTATATTACTAAACCTGAATTAGCTGAAAGATTAAAAAAATCAGAAGCAGCTTTAGATGCTTATTATGCAGGTAAGCACGGAGATATTGGTGAATTATTTAGAGAAACATTTAAACCTGTTGTATTAAAAAACAGAGGAACTTTTTACGACTCTACAAACATAGACCAAAAAGTTAAGAAATTTTCTGAGTTTACAGAAAGACCTTTACTTCATCAAATTACTAAAGATAGAGCAAATCTATTTGCCTCTAATGATGAGATACAAGATTTATTAAATACTAAAAACAAAACATTATTTACAACTGAAGAGGGTTTAGACAAAGCGTTAAAAGTTTTAGGTAAAGGATCGACTCCTCACGAAGCAGCTCACGCAATGGGTATTTTAGCAAGGGCGTATGATGGTGAAAAGTTTAGAGGTGTAAATGTTAAACCCAATAAAGCAAAAGCTAAATTTATATTTAAAAACATTAGTGACTTACAAATGGATAACCCTTGGACTAATTCTCTTTACGATGAGGGATTGCGTCAAGTAGATAGGGAACTTGGAAACAAGCTTAATACATTTAAAAAATTTAAAAAAGACTACACTTATAAAATGAATGAGATTCTTAAAGGTCTTAAAATAAAAGATAAGTTTAGTATTAATGAAGTTACAAGTATTAAAGGATCATACAATAATAAAATAGCACCTTATGCTACCTTTGTAGATCTTACGCAAGCAGATATAAATAAAAAACATCTAAGACATTTTCAAGGAGATTTATCTAGAGCGTTAGCATATTTAGACGATAACAAAAATAATCAAGCTAAAGTTTTAGATAAGATAGAAAGATTTAACACAATAACCAGAGGTAAAAAATTAAATCTTCTTAAAGAACAATTTGGAAAAGCAGGTGAAGATGTAAAACTTGCAGAAATAATACCAGGCACTAATGTAGAATCCGTTTATGGAAAAGGTGATTTAGAAAAATGGAAACAGAAAGGACTAGACTTACAAAAGTTGGCAGATGAAAAAGGATACTTTTTAGATGTTAAAGGAGCAAGACCATACTTTGAAGCAACAGAAGAAAAATTAAAAACTACATTAATAAATTTAGCAGAGAATAAATTAACTAATAAAGAACAAATTTTAGTCTGTAACTTTTTATCTAATGGTGGTTTGCCTGGTGATTGTAAAAGAGCAATTTCACAAGATCCAGAAAAAGCTGCACAAATAATTTCTAAAATCCCTGCAAACACAAAAGAAACTGCAGCTGTAAAAGACTCCGCACAAAAACTTATTCGTCTATACAGAGGTGAGGGATTTAATTTAAGAACAGGACCAACTATAAAAGAAATGGCTAAAACTTTTGGTGTGTCAGAAGCAGAGGCAAGTAAAAAACTTTTATCAGGTCAATGGTTTACTTCAGATCCTGTGGCCGCTGCATCTTACACAAATAAATTAGGTAAAACAAAATATGTAGATGTAACTCCAAAAGAGTTTATGGATTTTAAACGATACGTAAACAGAGTTAACAAAACAAAAAGTTTGAGTGGTGGAGAAAGATATCCTGTAGGAACACAAGATAAATTATCAATTGTTCCACGATATAAATTGGATGAATTTGAAAAAGCAGATAGGTTAAAAAGTGAAAGAAATATATTCAAAGACTTTACTACTAAGTCTGGTTATATGGAAAGAGCAGAAGGAGTATTATCTTATGACTCTGTAAAAGGAGGATTTGTAGATCCTGCAGATCCAACTACCATTGTTAATCAAGATCAAATAAAAGCGTGGGCTGAAGCTAATCCAGAAAAAGTAACAGCAGGCACAGAAGCTGTAGAAGCTGCAACTAACAAAAGTGTACTTTCTAACGTAGCTAAATCATTAGCTCGTGTTGGAGCACCATTACCTGTTGCTGCAATAGATTCTTACTTTATCGGTAAACAAGTTGCAGAAGGTAAGGGCACAGCAGAAATTGCAAGCAACCCATTAAACTGGTTAGGTCTTGCAACGATGGAGCCATTAGCAAAAGCGAGTGGGATTGCACAACCAGGCAAGTTAAATGCGATCTTGAGATTAGGATTGAATCCTGCTACAATTAGAGGTATAACACGGTTTGCAGGTTTACCGGGACTTGCAATAAGTACGGCTATGACTGCATATGATCAGTATCAAAAATATAAAGATGGAGAGGGATTCATCTTCAATTTATTAAACCAAAAGGGAACCGAATAGATGCCAATAGATAAACCAACTCCAAACGTTTCAGAAACAGTTGTTGAAGTTCCAAAGCAAGAAGAATTAATTCAAGAACGAGACGAGATTATTGAAAAGAAAAATCAACAAGGCAACATCGAAGTTACAATGGATGAAGAGGGTGGTGCAGAAATTGCATTTGACCCAAGAGCTGTAACTGAAGAAGGTGGCCAAGATCATTTTGAAAACTTAGCAGATTTTTTAGGTGAGGATGTCTTAGAACCTTTGGGTGCTAAAATGGTAGACCATTATAGTGAATACAAAGAATCACGTGGTGATTGGGAAGATACATACAGAAATGGTTTAGAACTTTTAGGTTTTAAATACGAAAGACGAACAGAACCATTCAAAGGTGCATCAGGTGTTAATCACCCTGTACTTGCTGAAGCGGTGACACAGTTTCAAGCACAAGCTTACAAAGAATTATTACCAGCTGACGGACCAGTCAGAACTCAAATTATGGGTGATGCTACTCTTCAAAAAGAAGAGCAAGCAAAACGTGTAAAAGATTTTATGAATTATCAAATTATGGATCAGATGAAAGAGTATGAACCAGAGTTTGATCAAATGCTTTTCTATCTCCCTCTCAGCGGCTCTACCTTTAAAAAAGTTTATTACGATTCCCTCTTGGGTAGAGCCGTATCTAAATTTGTACCAGCAGATGATTTGATTGTTCCATACTCTGCAAACAGTTTAGAAGATGCAGAAGCAGTTATTCACGTAATAAAAATTTCTGAAAACGAATTAAAGAAACAACAGGTCAATGGTTTTTATAGAGACATAGAATTAGGAACACCACCTGTAACAGAAAATCAATTAGAAGATAAAAAATTAGAGCTAGAAGGAATTTCTAAAGATGGCCAAGAAGATCAATACACTTTGTATGAAGTGCACACTAATTTAGATTTAGAAGGTTACGAAGATATGGGTGGTGATGGTGAACCTACTGGAATTAAATTACCTTATGTCGTAACGGTATCACAAGCAGGAAATAAAGTTTTATCTATTAGAAGAAACTACAATCCAAATGATCCATTGAAGAAAAAAATAAACTACTTCGTGCAGTTTAAATTTTTACCTGGAACAGG